TATATATAACAAAGAACCTATATCTATATCATTTTGGAAAGCTATAATCAATACAATTCTATCCTCTGACTGGGATTTTACTAAATTTCAAAATTGGTTAATGTCGGCTAGTGTAGATACCTTTAGGCGGTTTCATCTTAACCCCAATGGAGAGAATAAAGAAAAACATATTTGGATAAGGTCAATGTTTAATTCATTGAACTTTCTTTACCCTGAAGAAATTAAAATTTTAACAAACTATTTTCAAGATGGAAAAAATAAAAGCTGAAATAAAAGAAGCCTTTAATAAGGCGGAGAACAAGATAGAGTTTCTTAATAGTTTAAAAGAGTTCTTATATAGAGAGCTTGATGGCATTAAACAACCTATTGATTTAGTTAGATGGATACCAGTAGAACAGGTAGAGCCTAATGACTATAATCCCAATAGTGTGGCTGAGATAGAAATGGGTTTGCTCTATAAATCCATAAAACATGATGGATATACACAGCCAATAGTAACTATTTATGACCCTAGTAAGAAGAAGTATATTATTGTTGATGGTTTTCACCGCTATTTTGTTTGTAAGACTAAAAAAGATATTCAAGAAACAACTAAAGGCTGTTTACCTTGTGTAGTAATTGAGAAAGATATCAATGACCGTATGGCTGCAACAATTAGACATAATAGAGCAAGAGGTGAACACTCGGTACAAGGTATGAGTAATTTAGTCTTCAAGATGTTAGAGAACGGTTGGACTGATGAAGAGATATGTAATGAGTTAGGTATGGAGCCTGAGGAAATACTAAAACTAAAGCATATAACTGGATTTAGTAAACTGTTTGAGAACGTAGAGTATAAAAAGGCTTGGGAAAGTGTTAAGCAAATAAGGTTAAAAAATAAATATCACAAGGAAAACCCTCAAGGTTAATTATTAAATAAAATTATGACCGCACCAAAAGATTTACAGAAAGCCAAAGATAAGGGTTTAAACAGATTAGAAGAAACTGATTTGTTTAAAAAACTCTTAAAGAAAGAAAAAAGGTCTAAACCCCAGGTTGGCAGACCTAAAAAAATAGATACTTTCGTTCTCCGAAAATTATATGAAGCCTTTATCGTCGGTTCTAGTGATGAGGAGGCTTGTTTTTGGGCAAATATAGGTAAAAGTTGTTTATATGATTTTCAAGCAGAATATCCTGAGTTTTTGGAGCTAAAAGAAGAGTGGAAATTAAACCCCACTTTAAGGGCTAGAAATACTATCTATAAAAATTTAGATAATCCTACTAATGCTCAATGGTATCTAGAAAGAAAAAAGAAAAATGAGTTTGCTCAAAGAACTGAACTAACTGGTAGTGAAGGCACTGATTTAAAAGATTTAATCAAAATAGTAGAACATGAAGACAATAAACCTGTCAAAGTGGCAAACGGAAGTCAGAAAGGATAATCATAGGTATAAGGTAATTAATTGTGGACGAAGAGCTGGAAAGTCTTTTTTAACCTCTATTGAAATGTTAAGATTTGCGACTGAAAATCCTCATACTGATATTTGGTATATTTCCCCGTCTTATAAGCAGTCTAAGGCTATTATGTGGGCTATGCTTAAAGATTTAATCCCGCCAGTAGTAATTAACCGTATTAATGAAACTAATATTTCTATTGAGTTGGTCAATGGTTCAAGGATACTTTTAAAGGGTGGAGATAACCCTGATAGTTTAAGAGGAGTAAAGATAGATTTTTGTGTTTTTGATGAGACTGCTTTCTTTAGTAAATGGGAAGAGGTTTGGCAGGTAATTAGACCTACTCTAGTTGATAGTAAAGCACAGGTTTGGTTTATTTCTACACCTAACGGTTTTAATCACTTTAAGGAGTTAGCCGAGAATATAACCAAAGGGGGTAGGAGTATCTTTAAACCCGATGATTATAAATACTTTCATTTTACGACCTATGATAATCCTTACCTAGACCCCACCGAAATAGACCAGATGAAATTAGAGATGGACGAAGATAGTTTTGCTCAAGAAGTTTTGGGTGAGTTTAGAAAGATGTCCGGACTTATCTATAAGGAATTTAATCGGGATATTCATATGGTAGATATTCCTTTTGAAAAATTTAATGAAGAGTGGACTTTTACCCGTTCATTAGATTTTGGTTTTGCCCATAAGTCAGCCTTAGGTTACTTTGCGATTAGCCCTCAAAAAGATGAGATTTACCTATATGATGGTATCTATGAGTCTAATTTAGTGGAAAGTCAGATTGCTGAAATTGTTAAAGAAAAAGATGCCGGAAGAAAGATAGTTAAACCAGTTGCTGATAGCGCTCAACCAATGAGTATTGCTCAATTATTTCATTATGGAGTTAGGTTTGACCCCGTAGATAAATCAACGGATAGTGTTAAGAACGGAATAGTCAGGGTAGCAGAACTTCTTAGAATAAGACCTGATACTGGGAAGCCTACTTTAATGTTTAATAAAAATTTGACTTGGATTGCTGATGAGTTTGAAACCTATCGGTGGATAGAAGCTACCCAAGATGGAGTAGTAAAGGAAGTACCTTATAAAGTCAGGGACGATAGTTGTGATATGGTTAGATACTTCGCAATTACTCATACCAGTAGAAGTGAAGCGGCTACTTTTATTACTAATGAGAAACTTATTAAAGGTGAAGAGTCATTTGTAGTCGGGGAAAGCGGGGAAATACCGTCAATCAATATTAAAGATTTTGTAGGAGAACCTAATGAATATTAATAATGAAGTTAAGGTACTTAAACAGGAAATTAAGGAAATAGTTAATAAATCGGAGTGTCAATGCGGTAAAACCCTTTTCTTTTATGATAAAAAGTATATATACATTAAATGTCGCCATTGTGGGGAAATTAAAAAGTTTGAAAGATAATGCCTCACTAGCTCAACGGAAGAGCCGAAGTTTAGTAAACTTCAGATTTCTGTTCAATCCAGAAGTGAGGCTCAAGGTGTATAATTATACAGAGACGCTAGATGTCCATTAATTATTTTAATTTATATGGACGAACCCCAAAACTTTGAAGAGTCAATAGAAACCCCTAAGTCAGTTTTATCATTAGATTTACCCGATGAAAAATTAGTTAAAGAAATTGACGCTAATATAGACCGAGCTAGGACTGTTTGGAAAGAAAAAACTACTGAATTAGGTGAAAAAAACTTTAGATATTATCTAGGTAAACACAATCTCAAAGGTGATAAGAAGATAATTGAAAATATAATCTTTCGTAATGTAGAAACCATTGTCCCTATTTTAACTTCAAGTACCCCCGAACCTAGAGTATTCCACCCGAATAAGAAATTTACCGATAAATTAAGAAAAGTTTTAACTATACGCTGGGAAGTATTTGATAAGATGTTAGAGAAGTCCCGAGTCGCTATTAGGCGTAATTTTATTTGGTATCTCGGAGTAATGAAAGTTAGGTTTGATAAGGATTTAAATGAAATAGTTTGGGAAAATGTTAAAAACGACCATATTATTGTAGACCCCGATGGTAAATTTATAGCTCAAATTATTGATAATCTTACTTTAGAAGAAGTTATTGACCTATATCCTAAAAATAAAGCCGAGTTACTTAAATTAGTCAATGTTAAAGAAAACAATAAAGAACTTCTAGGAAATAAGATTAGTTTTATTGAATATCATACCCCGGAGTTTACGGTTTGGAAGTATAAATCAATCATATTAGATAAGCAGAAAAATCCTAACTGGGATTGGGGAGAGAGTACCGAAGTAGATGAGTTGGGGGTAGAACAATCAGTTGCTTATAATATCCTAAATAAGCCCCCTATGCCTTATATTTTCTTAAAGACTTTTAATGTCAATAGTGAAATTTATGGCGATACTTCCTTAATAGAACAGGCAATTCCTTTACAGGACTTAATTAATGAGAGAAAGAAACAGATTAATGAAAATGCTGAAGAAGCTAATGGTTCATTAGTTGGTTCAGGCGATTATATTTCCAAAGACCAGTTTGCAACAATTAAAGGTCTTCCTAGAGAAAGGATTTGGGTAGAAAAAGGAGACTCACGTATGGCATTAGCTAGAGTAGCGGGTAATCCTTTACAGGGATATGTTATAGATGATTTTTTAATGACTAAATCAGAAATAGATAACATTATGGGAACTCACTCCACTACTAGAGGAGCTGGTTCTGACTCGGATACTGCTACTGAAGCGGTAATGGAAAAACAACAGGATTATGGTCGGATAGATGATTTGGTTAAGTCTTATGAAGATTTTTGTGAGGATTACTTTAATCTAACCTTACAGATGATGATAATCCATTATCAAGACGAACATTTTATTCCTTTAGAGGGAGTTGATGATGTTAGCTTAAACCGTAATCTTTTAATTAAAGAGCTATCTAAGGTTTATAAATATAAAGACAATGAGTTAAGAGGCGGTAAGTATGAGGAAACTAAGCAATTTACTAAGCCGATAGTAATGGTTAAAAGAGGTTCTACTTTACCAATTGATGATGTTAGTCGGCGTAATGACGCTATTAATCTTTGGAACGGGGGTGGAATTGACCCTATTTCTTTATATGAAGAACTTAATGACCCTAACCCTGAACTTAGAGCTAGGAGATTGTTTATTTGGCAAAGTCAGCCTCAAATTCTCTTCCCGGAACTAGCCAGAGCTATGGGTGGGGGTAGTAAAACTCCCCAAGACCAATATACCGAAGGTATGATTAAAGATACTGAAGCAATTAAAAATGGTGAACAAGCGCCGATAAGTCGGGAACTACAAGACCCGGAAACAGCCCAAGCTCATATAAACGCTCACTCGGTCTATATGGATAGTGAAGACTTTAAAAAATTAGACGCTAATATCCAACAGCTTTATATTAATCACGTCAAAGAAGAAGTAGCCTTTATTAAAGCACAAACTGGTGGTTCAACTGAAGCTCAACCTGAAATTCAACCAGAAGTACAACTAGAAACACCTGAAGTGACTGAAATGGCTGAAACTACTGAAAGTACTCCCCCATTACCAAATGTAAGTCCGGAAACAGCCGAGTTACCTGTTCAATAGTTTATGAAAGAAATAGAAAAATTAAAAGAAAAAATACTTAAAAAAGTCAATAAAGATGACTTAAAAATTCAAGCACTTAAAAATTTAATCAAATAATGCCTTACGCAGTTAGAAAAGTAAAAGGTGGCTATAAGGTAATTAATAAACTTACTGGAGAGAGTAAAGGAGTTAGTTCTTCCCGTAAAAAAGCTTTAGCGCATATTAGAGCAATGTACGCTAATGAAAATAAATAAAGTGTTATAATAAATTATGAAGAAAATAAGTGATGACCTTATTAATAAAATAATTAATGCTTTAGTAAATACCATCGGATTGAGTTATGTTCAAGTGCAGGGTTTAATAAATGAATTGACTAAATTAGAAAGTATCCCTGAAGATGAAAAGCCTGATAAACACTAAAATTACCTTATCAGCGCCCCGCAAACAAACGATATTACCTAAAAGGTATTCTAATATTAATTATTTATAATACATTATGAACCCAACTCAACTAAAACACGGAAAAGACCTGTCCGAACACTTAGAAAACGTTAAAAAAGAAGAGGAAGCTAAGAAAAGAACCGAAGCCTGTCAGAAAGAATTAGCCGAAATTTTACAGAAATATAACTGTGCTTTAGACGCAATTATGGTAATTAGTCGTAATGGAACTATCCCTCAGATAACTATCGTGGCTCAAGAGTGATATAATTAATTAAGTTATAAATTCTCAACGCTTCTCCAGCGTTACAGGAGTAGAGAATATGTTAAATCAAAATGTTGAAGACCAAGACCTTAAGGATTTAGAAGTTAAAGACAAAGAAGAAGGGAAGGAAGACAGTGATGAAAAGGGTTCTGATGATTGGAAGGACAAACAAAAAGTCCCATACCGTAGATTAGAAGCTCAAAGCAGAAAAGCCCAACAGTTAGAGGCAGAACTTAACGAACTAAAAAGTAAGTTTGAAACTCTAACTCAAAAAGAGCAAAAGCCCTCGGGTACGTGGGATAATCGTATCAAAAATGCTCAATCTTGGGACGAAGTCTTTAACGAGCTACCTAAACAGTTCCTTGAAACCTTATTGAAAGACCCGGAGATGAAGACTAAATTCATCTCATCTATTAAAAATGACCTTAAAAGTGATGAAAAAGAAATTGAAGAAAAAGTTAATCGGGAAATAGATGACCTCTGGGATAAGGAAGTTATTACTTCTAAAGACCAAGAAAATAGAGTAATCAAATACGCTATTAAAGAGTCCGAAGAAAGTGGTCAATATATTCCTTTAGCAGTCGCTGTCCGTATGATGAAAAAAGAAGGTGTGTGGGATAAAAAGATAGAGGATAGAAAAGACGCTAATAGTAAGGTAAGACCCGGAACCTCTGGTAGTGAAATTAATGATAAAGAAAAATCTGACTATAATAAGTTTAGACACGAAAGTATTGATACTATTGTAGCTGAAGCAGCTTCTAAATTTGATAAATAGTTATAGTTTAAATTTAAAAAAATGACCTTTGATGATTATATACAAACAGTTACACAGGACGAAATAGTCCCTAAAATTGTTGATACTGTTTTGGGGGGAAATGTAGTTTCACTACGCTTTCTTTCAAACGGTAAACCTTGGTCAGGCGAAACTTTAAAAATTCCTTTCAAATACCAAAAGAGTTCCTCTGGTGGTGCATTTGATGGTTTTGATACTTTCAATACGACCAAAACAAATACTCGTGCTAAAATGTCTTTTTCTCCGACTGGTTATTACCAATCCGTTACTATGGACGGTATGTCAGTTGATGTAAACCAAACACCAGCACAAGTTTTAGACTTAATTAAAACAGAAATGGAAAGTGCTATGGAAGATATGATTGACTCTGTTGGTTCTCTTTTCTATACCGCACAATCCGGGAAAGCCTTTTTAGGACTTCCTGATATTGTTGATGACGGTAATACTGTGGCTACTTATGGTGGAGTTTCTAGAGCTACCTATACAGGTTTAGCAGCTACTGTGACTGCTGCTGGTGGGGCGATTACTTTAGCTAAAATGAGAACTCTTTACGATTCTTGTTCAGTTGGACAACATAAGCCAACCTTAGGAGTCTGTAATGAAACAGTTTGGTCTTTAATTGAAAGCCTTTATACACCGACAGTTAGAGCTAATTATGACGCTATGGGTTATCCACAAGTAACTCGTTTCGGAGTAGTGGCTTCTCAAGGTGCTTTAAGAGGTGAAATTGGTTATGACGCTCTTTACTTCCGAGGTATGCCTATCGTAAAAGATGAGAAATGTACTGCTCAATATTTGTATTTCTTAAATGAACCCTCTATCCAATGGTATGGTTTGAAATCTCATAAATATACGAATATTGACTTGAGTGCTAAATTCCACGAAGGTAATGAGTATGATGGACCAGGAGTTCCTAAATCTTATGGATTTGCGTGGACTGGTCTAAAAGAACCTATCAATCAGTATGCTGAAATTGGACAAATCTTATTAATGGGGCAACTCATTGGTAAAAATCCAAGACTTAATGGCGTATTGACTGGTATAACATCTGCCTAAATTAGGCAAACTTAGCGTAGTTTTACGCTGTTAGGTTTAACTCTAGGAGGGTTATAAACTACTCTCCTAGAGTAACTGTTTGACAATAAGCTGTTGCTATTTATAAGTTTTTCGCCTTTTACTGTGAGCTAAAGACTACACAAGAGGGAGAAAGAAAAAGGAAAAATTATGTCATCTATCTATATTGAAGACTATATCCCAGTAATTAAATGGGAAGGACTTAATACTGCTAAAGCAGTTTCATTAGGTTCTACTCTAGCGGTTACTGGTGCAATTACTGCTACTGGCGGTGTTGCTGGTGCTGTGGCTGCAACTACTTTAAGTGCTAGTGGTTTAACTAAAACTCCAAATCCTGTTTTACAACAAACAATTACTGATGTAGACGCTCAAAATGCTACGCCGACAATTGCTCAAATTTTAGGTGGAATTGTTACTCATAACTCAAAAACCGGTGCAGGGACTTGTACTGTTCCGACTGGTGCTTTAATGAGTGCTGGTGTTTCCGGGGTTGCAGTAGGTTCTACGATTAAGTGGTTTTATTACAATCGTGGTGACCAAACGGTTACTATAACTGCGGCTACTGGTCATACTTTAGTTGGTGGAACTGCGGCAGTAACTACGGGTAAACATATGCAGATTATTTCTGTATGTACCGCTGCCAATACTTGGGTTTCGTATCTAGAAACCTTAATGTAAGTTTTTTAAACTACTCCTCTTCGGGGGGGTAGAAATAAGAAACTTTACTCATAAGGTAGAGGGACTGTTGTAATTAGACGCAAAATAGCTGATTACAAGTTCTAAATTTATAATTTAATTAAAGGAAAAAAATATGGCTCAATCTTCTATTGGTCATGAAGTATTTACTTCCAACTCTGCCACGGCGTTACACACTCCAGGCGAAGTAGTTGAGATAGTAGATAGTTCAGGTTTAAAAAGATATAAATATATTCAATTCGACAATGGTTCTGGTGATGTTGCTGCTGCGGCAGGAAATATCGCTTATTATTTTGACGGAACTGATTTTGACGGTATCACAGTTACATCTGATGTTTCTGATACTGATAAAAATTTAGTTGCTGGTGTCTTACAAGCTGTTCTAACCGATTCTTATTATGGTTGGATTCAGACTTGGGGATATTACGCTACTGTTAAAACTAACGGTGATGATGATATCACTGCAGGTGATGCTATCATCGGTGATGGTGACGGAACGGTAAACTCTACCGCTCAAGATACTGCTCCTACCAACAGAGTTGTTGGATGGGCTGTTGCTGCTGATGTAGATGCTAAAGATACTGTGGCTGTTAATCTCTGCCTAGAATAAGTTTATGACTTTACTCCTCACTTTATAGTGGGGGGTAAAAATGATAAACTATTATTAATTAAAAATTTAACTCAATATGCCTTTAACAGAAGAAAGAATTGACCCCAATCCGGATAGTTTTGAAACAATTCCGTTTTACAATTTTACTAGTGAAGATTTTACTGAGGAACAAGGGGCTAANNGTTTTTTTAGCTAACCATTTTGCTAAGCATTTAATAAATCGTGAAATAATGCGGGAAAATGAGTCAGCATTAAACGATAACAAGTTAAGAGAAAAATTTAAAGCTAAAATTTTAATTTCACAGGAAGAAGCAAATAAACTTTTAGGACTTCCAACTAAAGACAGAATTGTCAAAGTTAAAGCTCCAGTTACTAAAAAAGAATTAATTAGTGAAAAAGAAGTTAAGTCTTCTCCTAGAAGTAAAAATAAAGAAGCTGAAAGTATTCCCGAAGTAGAACATACTTCAGAATATAAAGATATTGACATAAAATCTTTAAGTTAATTTTTTAAAAAAATATGGCAATAATAAGTTCTAGTTTTTATAGGGACGCAAATAGTGTTCCTATTATTACTGACGGAATAATTACTAAAAGAACAATAACTTTTACTGGGGCAACTGCTGACGCTTGGGGTAATGATGGCGGAGCTAAAGATGGGGGAGTTTTATTTACAGTTACAGGATTAATTAAGTGTAAATTACTGGCGGTGTGTAAAACAGATTGTACCGGAACTGGTTCAACTAATGAAGTCGGAATTACCGGAGCAACAGCTATTTTTATGCCGACAACTACCATGACTAATTTAGACGCTGGACAGATTTGGTTAAATGACACTACCCCTGCTACTTATTTTCCAATCGGAGAAGAAGAAGCTTCGGCTGATAATTTACCTCTTTATGTTTTAAACGGTAATGACATTATTTTAACTACTAAAACTGCAAATACTACCGCAGGAGTAGTAGATTTTTATTTAATTTGGACTCCACTATCAGATGACGCTAGTGTAGTCGCTACTACTGATTAATTATTTAATAAACTATGGCAGCCACAGTAACAATTGCAGAAAGTAACGGAGCTGGTGAAACAGTTACCGCTTCAATAACTAATACCAATATGGGTAGTACCGACGCAGTCAATTTAGACCCAGTCGCTTATCCTGTTATTCCTGGAAATAGGACTTATGCTAAATATCAAAGATTTTATCTTTCAGATTTAGGCACTTCTTCGGCTATTCTTCATTTAAAAGTTTGGCGAACTGGTAGTTTAGGCGGTTCAGCTACTTATGTAACTAATGCTAGAACTACTTCTTACGGTGGGGCGGCTACTTATGCCACTCCAGTAGCTACTGCAATTACAGGAGTAGACCAAGCTATGCCTACTTCAGAACCAGCTACTGCTAATTTAGGAATTGGTGGTTCTCTTACTGGCCAATTGACCGCAACTGGTTATTCTGATTATTTAATCCATCAGATAGTTACTAATGCTGCTGATGTCGCAGGTTCTACTTTTATCTTAAATTATCAATATGACGAAGTTGCCTAAAGCTTAATTTAAGATATTAAAGGTTTGACTATGAAATATAAATTCCTAAAAGATGGACAAATAATTGAAACAGAAAAAGAAAAGTGGTGCTGGGAAGCCTATTATACTGATGGCACTTTTTTAAAACAGTTTGACGATGATGGTTACTTTCATAAATTTAATGAAATTGACCAAAGCAAATTGCACATTTTTAAAATGGTAGGTGATGGACCTACAAAAACTATCATTTTTAAACCTAAAATGAAGTTAATCCATTATTATAAAAGATATGTTCTTAACTTCGGGTTAGAAAATGAACTACACTTTACCTGTTATTGTTTTGGTTATGAAATCAAGATTAAAGGTAAAGTGATTAAAAATATATTAATAATTACACCTACAGGAGAAACTGTCTTAACAGATAATCCTAATATTATCAATTTTAATTAAATATGGCAGATTCTAAAATTACAGAACTGACTGAATTAACTACAGTAGAAAGTAGTGATTTAATAGCGGTAGTTGATGACCCTAGTGGAAGTCCTATTACTAAAAAAGCCACTGTTTCTAATATTACTGCCTCTAAAGCACCTTTAGCTTCACCTACCTTTACTGGAACAGTAACTTTACCTAAGACGGTAGAAATTCAGGATACTTCCGCTGACCATCAATATGTTTTAGCGGTTTCAGAACTCACCGCTGATAGAACAGTTACCTTACCTTTACTTACAGGAAATGATGAAGTAGTTTTTAAAGACCATACTCAAACCTTAACTAATAAAACCCTTACTTCACCTAAAATTAATGAAGATGTGGCTTTAACAAGTACGGCGACAGAATTAAATGCTTTACATAGTCAAACGGGAGCTTGGACTTCTTATACGGTTACTCCTACAAATTTAACTATCGGAAGCGGAACTCTCACGGGAAGGTACATTAAGATAGGAAAATTAGTTATAGGTAGGGTTAGATGTGTTCTAGCTGCTGATAGTTCAATTTCTGGAGCGGTTGAATTTTCTAAACCAGTTACTTCAGTTTCAGCTTCATTTCCGACAGTTATAGGAGAGTGTGTTCTTCTTGATTATGGAACAGTAGAAGAAATGGGGAGATTATTAGATTCTTCAACTACTAAATTTAAGGTACAGGCATTAACTACCCCCGGAACCTATGTTGGAATAACTGAATTAAGTGCTACCTCTCCTTGGACTTGGGCTGTAAATGATATTATTGATTGTAAATTTATTTATGAAGCTGCTTAAATGACCACTAAACTACCAACTTATTTTGAAAACTATTTATGAAATTAATTACTCTACTCATTTAAAATAATTACTCCAATACAATGGAGAAAAGAATAATACAATATGGCTAATTTCTATCTTTTAAAGGAAGATGGCGGTTTTTTACTTCAGGAAAATGGCGATAAGATAATCATTGATGGTGCGGTATCAGTAAAGATTACAAAATCCCTTAAATATACTGTTTTAACTTCTAATGTTAAGCAGAAAGACCTACGCTATACTGTTTTAACTCATAAGTCTAATACTAAAAGCCTTAAATATACCGTAATTACTTCTAAAACTCCGATTGAAAAGAGTCTTAAATATACCGTTCAAACAACCCCTACTCCAATTTCAAAGGATTTAAGCTATAAGGTTATACCCTCGGTTTCTATTTCTAAAAGCCTTAAATATACTATTCCTCTAGGAGCGACTAATCTAAGTAAATCATTAAAATATTGTACTATTTTTACTCCAATTTATCCCGCCGAAACTAATTACTTACTTCAAGAAAACGGGAGTCTTTTATTACAAGAAAATGGCGACAGGATAATACTGGAAAATTTAAATAAAGGGCAAAAGTTTTTAACTTATAAAATACTCTTTATTCACTTAATAGAAAAGTCCTTAAAATACACTGTAATTACTACTCCCGATAAGATAGAAAAGGATTTAACTTATAAAGTTATTCTCCCTTATTCACTTACTAAAAGTCTTAAATACTGTCTTAAATCAGTTCCGACTGTAATTGGATTAAATTTAACTTATGAAATTTTTACTCATAGCTGGAAACCTAAACCAAGTACAGATACTAGCTGGACTAAACCAACCGATATTGAGTCCAGTTGGACTAAAAAAATGATATAATTTATTAATAGTTGTGACACACTTTTGGTAAAAGAATTACTTCAACCGTCGGTAATATTAATTTAATTTATAATGAAAACTTTTGAAAATCTTTATACTGACTTTACAACTATTACAAAAGATAGTTCTGCATCTAATTTAACTTTTGGTAAGGCACAAATTAATGATACTCAAAAATCTGTCTGTAATATGGCTGATTTTATCTTTCTGGACGATGAAATGTATTCTTCTTCAGTAATTAATCAGGGTGATTATCGTTTACCTCATAATTATCAGGCAGGAAGTTTGGGAGCAGTTTATGTTTTAAGTGGGGGAAATAAATATCCAATAAAAGAAATACACTCATTAGAGGAGTTTGAACAATTAGCGGTTGATAGTTCTACCGCAACCATACCTGAAATTTACTGTGTTTATAATGATTATATTAAGTTCTATCCTTTATTTTCTGATAATACTTCAGTAATTTACGCTAAATACCGTCAAATACCTAAACAAATGTCAGCTGATGATTATGATACTGGGACGATTACTGCCACTAATAACTCTTTATCAATAACTGGTAGCGGAACAACTTTTACTTCTAATATGGTCGGAAGACAAATCTTATTACCTGACGGTCTTTGGTATAAGATTAAAGTCTATACTAACGCAAATAATTTAGCTTTAGAAAAAACTTATGAAGGGATTACTACTGTAGGAGCTTCTTATATAATCGGTGATTGTCCAATTATTCCTGATGGTTTTCAAGATTTATTAATCTATAAACCTTTAGAAAATTATTTTATGATGACTGGAGAGGAGAAAAGAAGTACTTTTTATAAGAATTTATATGATTTAATGCTTAGAGACTTAAAGTCCCGCTATTTATCCCGAAGTGCTAATCAGGTTTTTGTTAAAGGTGATATTGAAAGAAAAAATCCTAATGATTATCCTATTAATTTAACTTCTGCTTAATGTCTAATTTAATTATTGACAAATTTTACGGTGGTTGGAGTTTAGGTTCTAAAAGTGGTCCAACTGGTTCCTGCCGTTTTTCGCAGGGACTTAATTATAAAGATGACCCTGATTTTGTCACTGCTAATAAAGCCTTAGTTAAAGATAGCTCTACTGTGGTCGTAGATTTACCCAAATGGATAACCTCTTATAACGCTTTAGTTTATGCTTATGGTGATGGGGGAAGAATTTATCAAAATAGTGCTGGAACTTATACACTTCTTAGAACAGTAACTAACTCAAAAGGTCAGGGTTTAGAAGTCTATGGAGATTATCTTTACTACCGCCAGAACGCACAGATAGGGCGTATGAAATTAGCTGATAACTCTTTTACGGATAACTGGCAAACTTCTAATGTCCAAACGGTAACAGATTTTTCACCTTTAAAAGCATTTATGAATTTACTATTAATTGCTAACGGAAGATATTTAGGAACTTGGAACGAGTCTACCTGGGTTTACAATAAACTAACCTTTCCTAAAGGCTACCATATTAGAGATATTGGAATAATGGGGGAATATGCTGTTTTAGTGGTCAATGATAATGAAGATATCACTCAAGCCAAAAGAGGTTTTCTTTTCTTCTGGGATGGAACTTCTTCAACTTATAATTTCTTTACTGAAGTTTTAGAGGGTGGGGGAATTTCTAGTATTCAAGCAAATCAGGAAGCAGTTTATATTTTTGCTGGTAGCGGAAATATCTATCGTTATACTGGAGCAACTAATAAGGTTAAGAAAATACCTTATATTGGACAGGCTTCAACTATTTATGTTTATCCTGGGGCAGAAACTAACTATAAAGGACTGTGTTTATTTGGATTAGCTGGGGGAACTTCAACAACGGTTTATAGAGGGGTTTATTCTTACGGACAACCAGAGATAGGTTATCCTGAAGGACTTAATTTTGAATATCCTATTTCAGCCGGGGTAACTCAAGGCACAGGTGTAGATATAGGTTGTGTTCAATCAATTGGAAATGATTTATATGTCGGGTGGCGGAATAATACTACTTACGGAATAGATAAACTTTCAACTACGACTAATCAATTATCAGTAACTTATGAAAGTTTAATAGTAACCACTGATAATCCCAATGCTATTAGTAGGGCTAAAATATTCTT